TTAGAAACTTCAATGGACGGTGATTTCGATACTGGCAATGTGAGATACAAGGCCAGAGAACGGTACTCTTTCGGGGTATCTGATCCACTTGGAATTTACGGTTCACCAGGGGCGTAAGTAGAAAACGGAAGGAAGGCGGCTTATTAATACATTGGTAAGTCGCTTTCTTTTTTCCTGACAGGCATATAATGTGTCTGACACTAGCCACGACAGGAGAAAGATATGGCTAATACAACTTTTAATGGAACAGTTCGGTCTGAAAATGGCTTCAAAACCATTGATAAAGCCTCCGGTACAGGAGCAATTACTGATGGTTTGGTAATTAATGCAGATGGTAATATTTATAACGATGCTGGTGGACATATTCAATATGCCGCAGCAACAGGTTATGGCCCCGCTGATTTAATCGTAGGTAAAGGCGGTAGCCAATACGGTACGGTTGATCCTTATGCGGAAAGCTCTACGCAGCTATTTCCACTAGGTAGCCGATTGCTTTATGGCAATACTGTTTATCGTTACGGTAAAATGGGAGCTGCTGCAGTAACAGCAGGTAAATGCGTAACTCACGCAGCTTCAATCGCACATCACTTTGATCTAACGCCAACCGCAGGTGTCGCTGCCGGTGAGACTGCAATATCAGTTGAAACCGCAGGTACGGACATCACGCTAAATCAATACGCTAATGGGTATTTGTATGTAAATGATGCAGCGGGTGAAGGGCAGATGCTTAGAATTAAATCTAATCCAGCCCACGATCACTCAGCAGACCCATCTATCGTTATTACTTGCTACGATGATTTAGCAACGGCTATAACCACCAGCTCAAGAATTACATTAATTCCTGATCCTAATAGTGCTTTAATTGGTCAAGCTGCTACAACCACAGGCGCAACAATGGGCGTCACAATTGTAGATATGACAGCAGCCTATTATGGTTGGTTTGCAGTTTCAGGGCCAGCTACAGTATTAACTTCAGGAACACTTGTTGTTGGTAATCACGCTGTGCCTTTGGGTGCTGTTGGTGCTGTTGGGCCAGCCGCAGGGGATGTTATCCAAGTAATTGGTGTGGTTATGATTGTTAACGTGACTACTGATTATTCATTAATCAACCTTACGGGCATTATCTAGGTTAAATATAAAAATTGATGTTGGGGGGCATTGCCCCCCTTCATTAAAGGAGTAAATCATGGCTGATGTAGTTACAAGTCAAACAATTCAAGATGGCGCTCGTCAGGTTATCATGAGTTTTACCAATGTAAGTGATGGAACTGGTGAGGCTGCGGTTAAAAAGGTTGATGTCTCTGCTTTAGAGTCAAATCCAATGACAGGCGCTGCTTGTGATGGAGTAACTCTTCAATCCATTACATTCTCTAATTTTGGTATGAGCGTAAAACTTCTGTGGGACGCATCAACTGATGTGCTATGCCTTCATTTACCTGCGGATTATGCAGATACGTTGGATTTTGGTGATGGTGGATTAAAAAATAATTCAGGTTCAGGCAAAACCGGAGACATTATGTTGACTACAGTAGGTCATAGCTCTGGTGATGCTTATACGGTTACTCTAACGATGACTAAAAATTACGCATAGGAGATCATTGTGGCAAAGCTAGAAATATTTCAAAATGGTACTTCAATGCACCCAGATACAATGGGTAATCCTATTTATCAGATAGGCTCTAAAAATTCCGATGGTGAATATGATGTTGTTGTTTTTGATGCAATGACTGAAAAAGAAGCCGAAGCAAAGCTAAAAGAGTTTAGTCCAGTTAAGGCTGCTCCTAAGCCAGAGCCAGAGCCAGAAAAGAAAGTAGTGCTAAAGAAAAAAACCGCTTCTAAAAAAATAGCTAAGAAAAAAACAGCTAAAAAGAAGTAAGGAGACTGGAATAAATGGCTACTAGCGGTACTTATGCATTTAATCTTGATTTAAGCGATATTCTTGAAGAAGCCTATGAACGGGCTGGCTTAGAGTTGCGTAGTGGCTATGATTACCGCACAGCAAGGCGTAGCTTGGATTTAATGTTTCTTGAATGGCAGAACAAGGGGTTAAACCTTTGGACTGTACAGGAAGGCTCTCAGGCGCTTACAGCGGGTACTGGTCGTTATGTTCTGTCTAGCGATCAATTGGATGTAATTGAGGCTGCATTAAGAACTGATGATGGGGATGTTAGTAAACAGACTGATCTGACTATGAGCCGTATTTCAATTAGTCAGTATTCACATTTGACTAATAAGCTCACTCAAGGTCGTCCCATTCAGTTTTGGATTGAAAAAGACCCAGGTGCTATAGCGTTAAACGTATGGCCTGTGCCTGATGACGCAGAAACTTACAAAATCAACTATTACTATATACAGCGAATAGAAGATGCGGGCAATCCGGCTTCTAACAATGCTGATATTCCTGCTCGATTTATGCCTTGTATGGCTGCTGGGCTGGCTTATTACATTAGTATGAAGCGACCTGAAGCCTCTGAAAGAGCGCCATTGTTAAAGCAAATTTACGATGAGCAATGGAATTTAGCAGCAGATGCTGACAGAGATAAATCTTCGTTTTACATGGTTCCTGGTGGATACAGTCGATTATGAGTAGTTACGCAGCAGGAAAAAGAGCGTTTGGATTCTGTGACCGGACAGGATTTCGTTATCCACTCAAGGATTTAGTGCCTCAAATTGAAAATGGCAGACCCAATGGTTTGCTTGTGGGCCGTGATGTGGTGGATGAAGATCAGCCTCAGTTACAGTTAGGCAAGCTAAGGACACTGGATCCACAGGCTTTAAGGAATCCAAGGCCAGATACAGGCCAAGCTGAAAGCAGAAAACTTTTTGCCTTTGACCCTGTAGGCGGCGGAAACTCAGCATTAGGCGGTAGAACAGTAGGATTAGATATTAGGGCAGTAGCCGGTAAAGTCACTGTGAGTACAGACTAATGGCTTGGACACTAACAACACTGAAAAGCACCATTCAGGATTATTTACAAAATACGGAAACAACTTTTGTTAATGATCTTTCTACTATTATTATTCAGGCTGAAAATAGAATACTTAAATCTGTTCAGTTACCAGATTTTAGAAAGAATGCAACAGGCACAATGACCAGCGGAGATGTTTATCTGAATACTCCAACTGATTTTATGGCTCCGTATTCTTTAGCTCTTGATAATAACGGTTATGAATATTTACTTTTTAAGGACGTTAATTTTATCCGAGAGGCGTATCCAGTCTCATCGACAACTGCAACGCCAAAGTATTACGGTATTTTTAGCAACAGTAGTTTTATTGTTGGGCCAACGCCTGATAGCAATTATGCGGTTGAGCTTCATTATTTTTACAAACCTACATCTATTACTGCTTCGGCAGATGGAACAAGCTGGTTAGGCGATAATGCAGAAACAGCATTGCTTTACGGATGCCTTGTTGAAGGTTATACCTTTATGAAGGGTGAACAAGATATGCTCGCGGTTTATCAAAAGCAATACGAGGATGCTTTGATGCAACTGAAGTCTTTAGGTGAAGGTTATAGCACGACAGATAATTACAGAAGTGGAGCTGTGAGGGCGCGTAAAATATAATGTTAGGACTAAATTCAATAGTAGAACCTGGTATTTGTGAAGTTCACACAACAGAGAATCGAGGCTTTACTCCAGAAGAGATTGCAAAAAGATCGGTAGGAAAGATTGTTTCTATTGCAGAAAGTGCTGATCCAATAGCCAGAGAGCAGGCAGAAGCATTTAAGGGCAGACTTTTTCATGTAATTGTAAAAGCCTGTAATGATGCGATTCAAAGCGATAGAACTACGCTATTAAGTCTTTTAACACAACAAGGCCATAAAGATATGGCGGATATTTTGAGGAAAATCTGATGGCAATTACACAAGCAGTAGCAACAAGTTTTAAGAGTGAGTTGCTTCAAGGAATTCACAATTTTCATAATGGTTCTGGTGGAGGCACAACAACCACAACGGGTACGGGTAATACATTTAAGATTGCTCTTTACACCTCAAGTGCTACTTTAGCTGCATCGACTACTGCCTACGCAACCACAAATGAAACTTCTGGAACAAATTATACAGCAGGAGGTAATACCCTCACAAACGTTGATCCTTCAGCTTCAGGAACGACTGCACTTACAGATTTTGCAGATACCACTTGGTCTTCGGCTACGATTACTGCAAACGGCGCATTAATTTATAATTCCAGCACCACGGCGGGTTCAGCAAACAGAGCAGTAGTTGTACTTGCTTTTGGTGGCGATAAAACTTCAACGGCAGGTGATTTTACAGTTTCATTTCCGGCAGCAGATGCTAGTAATGCGATTATTAGAATCGCCTAAGAGTTAAATGTGGCTCAAAATGCAAAAGTTGCGTATCAAGGGTGGTCTTCAAGCAATATTGCTTGGGGCGAAAGCACTTGGGGTAATGCAGAAGAGGCCATATCTGGCTCAACCGCATCGGTTGGAACGGTTACTGTTGCAGCTAATGCCTGTATCTGTCCGGTTGCCGGAAATTCAGTTACCGCAAGTACTAACTCGGTTACTGTTACGGCTACTGCTGCTGTTGCAGTCACCAGTCCGGCTCTCACTTTATCGCTTGGCAGCATTTCTCTCGAAACAAACAATACGATTGATGTTACTAGTGATGCATCTACAGTTTCTACAAATGATGTTAGTGTTGATGCTAAAGCAGGGGTTGAAGTTACTGGTAATGAAGTTGAGGCTTTTACGTCAAATATTTTGGTTTGGAGTCTCGTTGATACAAGCCAAACACCGAACTGGGATTCTATTTCTAGTTCACAAACACCTAATTGGAGTACGGTAGATGCCGAACAGACTCCTGATTGGAAAGAGGTAGCATAATGGCAAGCACTTATGTAAATGATTTAAGGCTCAACGAGTTGGCTACTGG